TCTTGATTTTGTTTATATGTTGTTCCACAATTTATTGAGCTTATACATTTTGAAGAAACTCCATAAAATTCTCCAATTTTTTTAAAGCTCATCTTTGGATTGCTCTTTATTAAAGAAATAATTTCTATAACTTGTTGATCTGTTAATTTTCTACTTCCACTTTTAGAAATTCTTAAAGGATAAGTTTCATCTTCTCTAAAATAGGTTTTTCCATTGTTGATACTATGGATTGTTGAATCTACAACGCCATATTTTAAAGCAATTTCTTTCATTGAAAGTTTATTTTCTTTTAATAAGAAAATTATATTTTTTAAATCTTCTTCAGAAAATTTAGAATTACAATTTTCTGTTCCTTTAAGAATTTTTTGATTACCATTTCTAATTGGATAAACAACATTTGAATGAAAATAGGTTTTTCCATTATTTATATAGGAAAGTATATGTAAATCAACATCATATTCTTTTGCAATTTCAGTCATTGTTTTTTCAGTTTTTCTTAATTCTTCATAGATTTGAAGAATTTGCTCTTCTGTAAAACGAGCTTGACTATTGTTACTTCCAATATCTGCTCCATCTCCACCTTCAGAGACATTATAACCGAAATTCCTATTATTACTATGATATTTAGCAATCCAATATTTTTCTCTTTCTCTCATTTTGTTTCTATTTTCTGGAGCTATTTCTTCAAGTAAAATAAAATCTGTTATTTTACCATATTTTTGAATAGCGTGCTCTATTGGAAGATTATTTCTAAAATCTTGATTATGCTCAACCATTCTTCTTCTAATATTATTACTTATTCCTACATATTTTTTATTATTTGGAAAAGTAATTAAATAGACACCAGAATAAATATATTCTTTATCTGAGAGATTTTGTAAGTTTAGCGTTTTCATATAACAATACCTGCTTTCTTTCTCAATGTATTATTATATGAATTTTTATCCTAATAGATTACATAAATTTGCCACGGGATTACCATGAAAATTATTCTTTTTTTAGGCTTCCCCGTTAGCATTTTACAAATTTCATTTTGTAAAATACCCTTAATAGTTTTTAAGAAAAGATATAACAGGCAGTGTTATCTACCAATTCCGAACGAACCCAAAGACGTACCTTGGTAGGTTCCGTCCTGGCGATACTTGCCAGAAGTATTTAATACACTAAATGCTGCTTCGAGAATAGTTTTGCCATCATCGCGGAAACTATTTACAATAAAACCCTGTCCATAATCTCGTACTCTAATCTCATTGTCAAGAATTTCAACATCAATAGTTGAACCATTTCCAAGATTATATTCGTCAATCGCATTAGACACAATCTCAACCAAAAGTTGTGTAGAGTACTCAGTAGAACCGCAGTATACACCTGGCTTCAATCGTGTAAAGGTGAGAGGGTCAAGAGACTCAATGGAATCCTTTGTGTAAAGATTCTTTTTATCCATCTATTAACCTCCAATTATAATTTTTATTCTTTTCTTTCTTCTTATAATATTATAGCATATTTTTTCTTTAAAGTCAAAATTTTTCATAGAAACACAGATGTCATCATTCTTCGTCTTTTTAAGCGTAGAATCTAACAAATTATCTGTAAGCAGCTAACTAAAAGATTGTCGCATTTGACAATAAAGAAAAAATATGCTACAATAAATTATATATAAATCTAAATAAAAAACTTTTCTTTCTTCTTATATATTTATTATAACATATTTGCTATAATAAATCAATATAACAAAAAAAAAGGAGTAGCTAAATTAATAGCTACTCCTTAATAAGAATATTATATATTATGGTTGGTCGTTAAGAGCAAAATTCAACAAGGCTGCTCAGTTGCTGGTGGGTCAATCTGAGGCTGTTCGTCTTTTGTGCCTTCGTCCTTCTTACCGGATTCAACGTAGTCCTTTAGCTTATTGTTAGACTCAAGTATTGCACGGAATTTCTCCAGAACCTCATCAACAAGAGTGCTGAAGGTATCGAAAGAAATCACCTTGGTTAAGAAGGGGAACTTACTGAGGAACATATCGTACACGTAGCGCAGTTTAATCTGGCCAGTGCCGCCTCCGAGTTCTTTTTCGGCTTCGGTCACTGCATACAGCAACCACTCTTTGACCTTTTGAATCTGCTCAGAAGTGGGGCGCTTAGCAAAAGCATAGATAGCATAAACCACTACCGCAATGGCGGCAATGCCAATCACAATAACCCACCAATAATTAATTAAAAAATCCATATAAAGTCTCCTTTTTTATCCTTGCGGAGTCCCGTCGTCTTCAGGAATGTCCTCATCTTCTGAAGGATTCACTTGGGCCGCCGCCAATTCATGTTGTACCTTCATATAAGTGATACCATTAGCGCAATTTTCTTTAGCAGATTTTATTGCGTAAACCGCATATCCTATTACTTCACTTACTATTGCTCCAACAAGAGTAACTAAAGGTGTAAAATCAGGACTAATCATAATAGTTCTGCTAAAATCATACTTCTAATAGTAATGTATAAAACAAATAATTCAATTACAGTGCAATTAATAAATAAAAAAGCAATTAGCTTTTTGCTAGTTGTTAATTTTTTGCGGCGATGTTGTTCTGAGAAAGATTTTTTATCTTCTTGGAGAGAATATTGTTTTTCCAAAATTTCTTTCTCTTTTTGCCATTCTTGCTCTTGACGCTGTAATCTTTCTGCTTTCTTTGATAGAGACATTGGTATTCATCTCCTTTTATAAGATATAAAAAATGGACAATCCTAATTAAATAGAATTGCCCATTTTAATTAATATTTCATCTGTTCCGCAATATTAGCAATTTCAGAACGGTAGATATTTTGCAGATCAACCTGACCATAGACTGAAGCACCTTTGAATACTTTTGACATCTTTTTCATGCCATTATCTTCGTTATAAATTTCCATATCTAGCTGTTCAACTCTATCACCATCTACAATAACTTTAGTATCTGCGGCAACACGTTGCAGCAACAGACGAAGTGTATCACTAGTAAGGTTCTGGGCCTCAAGAATATAGCAACCGCAATGAGAAGGAACTTCATAACCGCGGGCATCCACCGCAGGAATAATCTCCAATTTATTTTCTGCAATAAGTCTCTCCACTTCTGTTTCGCTACCCAGCTTGCTTGACAGAACATGACCTGCCTGAGTTGACAACACCTTCTCTAGAACCGATCCGGGATAGAACCCGAGCTTTGCGCAGTTTTTAGCTCCGACAGGATTACAGAAAAGAACTAGCTTATCAAGCTTACCCTTTTCAAGCTGTTCAAACATATAAGCTAGGGCCAATGCGGTTTTGCCTGAACCCGCAGGTCCACCAAGCATAGTAACTTGATTAGATTTAATTGAGTCCATTGCGCACCGCTGAAACACATCTTTTGGTTTAATCATACCAAACATTTCGCTATTGAATACTGGATAAGGAACTTCTACAAACTGATAATCTTTATTAAGCTTATACTGGTCAATATATTCACCAGTAGTTGCATCCTGAATAATAAGATATTCATTAGGAACCATCATAAAATCAATATATGCTTCACTAAAATAATTAGTATAGAAATCAGCAAGTTTATCCTCAGTTAGCTTTACGATTTTAAACCCGGTATAATCTTCTTCAGGTTCGTCACTTCCGAGCTTCACATGGATTCCCGCAATTTTAGCCAAGTGATAACAGCAAATATCATCAGTAACAAAAAGAAGATTATGCTTACCATTATCAGTTGCTTCTTTTACTGTTGAAATAATACGAGTGTCGTTACTATCATCAAATCCTAATAGCTGTTGAGTATATTTAACATTAACATCATAAGGAAATACAGTATATGATTCTTCATTTTCAGCCAATAACCTAGTTAGCTTGCGGGCTTTATACTTAGTTTCTGCATCCTTATGAGCAGAAGTTTTAATATTTTCTAGCTCTTGAAGTGTAATAGTGCTAATAGCAAATTCTTCAAAAGGTTCAAAAGCCTTCTCCTGCAAATTCAATAGACTACAAGTATCATAAAATTTCATATATTGTATTACTCCTCTTCTGCGGGTTCCGCTTCAATCTGAGGAAGAGCGAAACCAACTACATGAGAGGTCTCGTCCTCTTCCTCTCCATCCTCGTCAAGTAGTCCTTTTTTCAGGTTGTAAGTACCAACTGCAATCTTAGAACATACATATTCAAGAATCTGATTAAACAAGCCAAGGAATCCATCTATTAGCGGAATAATTGCCGCCACAAATAGCATACCTTTGATAAAATTTTTCATGCAATTTCCCCTTACTTGTTTTAGTTATCATAGAAATTTGAAAAATAAAGTTATCAAATTAGCTATTTTTGTCCAATTTATTAAAGAGAGCAGATATGCTCCCAATCAGTAAGAACATCATGAATAATAGTGCGGCTCTCCTTAATATTCTTCTTAATCTGCTTAATGTCATCTTCCTTCTCGTAGATGGCGCGGCGCATACGACGAGCCTCAAGACCGTCACAATTAAAGTCCCGCATATCCTGAATGCTAGAATACATATCCATCAGTGCATTCAGCTCAATGCGAGTCTTGCGCTTAGCAGCCTGCCAATACTTGATGGTAGCACGCTGCTCAGCAATAGTAATACCAACAGTTTCAGATGGAATATCATTCGGATTAGTAGTAGCAATAGCAGTAAACATACCCAGTTCAGTCACAAACAGAGCATAAGACACCTTGTCAGAATCACTATAACCAGAAGTCATGTGGCGACGTCGAGAATTAGTATTCAGAGTTTTCATAAGTTATTTCTCCTTTTGATTTATTACAGATTATAAGCATCACGAATATCAAGAATTACATCATCAAGATTTACAGGATAGCAATTATGAGCATCTACCTCAACATGATAAATCAAACCCTTATCCATATCAGCATACGGACTAGTCACATGGGAATGACCACACAGATTAATCACTCGACCTTTCAAACCTTTCTTCGCGTCATCAAGATTAGAACAAAGAGTAGGATAATGAGAAAGATAAAAAGTATAACCATTATGTTTAATCACTTTTGCCCAATCAGTTTCATAACCACACTCTTGATACAATTCAATACGGTTCTTAGTACAATGATTACCAAGAATAATAATCTTCTCACCATTTAGTCGATTAAACAACTTAATTCCAGCTTCATTGTCACCAAGCATAATATCACCAAGAACATAAACCAGACCTTCATACGGCACTACTGCGTTCCAGCGAGTAACAATAGCTTCATTCATTTCTTCAACTGAATTGAATCCACGCGGGCCCCAGATGAATTCCTTGTCATGACCGAAGTGGAGGTCGGAAGTTACGAATACATTACTCAAATTGCTTCATCCTTTCCCTGCGCAAGCGAGATCTGCTCACAATCAAAAACGTAATAAATATTATCAAAACCTTCATCAAGGATGGGAGTCTTTTTGCGATTCCAAAAATCCTTAACTACCTTCTCAGGAACTTTTGCTCGACCTTCACGAAGGTTATTCTGAGCAATGCACCGACCAATAGGAGTACGCATATAGAAAATATCACAGCGGTTGTAGTAATCGTGGTTAATCTCGCGGAGCACCTTGGACCGAGACTGACGGTTGATATGGGTCGCATCCACAATCACATTATGACCTGCTGCAAGAGCATCGTTAATTGCATTAATAAAAGTCTGATAAACTTTCTTTTCATGCTTAAAATACTCGTCACCAGCCTGAAGCATCTTGAAACGAATTTCATCACGAGAAATAACCTTGGTGTTAGGGATCCACTTAGCGAGCTTAGCCGCAAAATAAGACTTGCCACATCCCGGGACGCCCATCATAAGAATCAGTCGATTATCCATAAATTAACCCTCCTTCGGTCTATACTCACAGTTAAAAGAATGGTTACTATTCCAGCAGCGGCCATCCTTATTATATTTACATTCACTCTTGGAACATTTCAAAAGCTCATTAATAGGGATGCGGTTGCCGTCAACAAAACGTCCAAGCTCGAACTCTTCTTGAAAATCAGCCAGAGTATACTGACCAAAAGGACGAATCTCACAATGATTAGTTTCCTCTTTGCAAGTCAGGCAATACAGCTTTTTCAGATGACCACCTTCACGATAGCGATTATGCGGTCTAGCTACCATAATTCCTTTATTGCCGCACTTTGTGCAATAGAAATCAGAAATTGCAATGCGGCTTGCGTTAGTTTTATGCTTCATAATTTATCACCTGTTTCTTTTTGATATATATATTATAACATTATTTTTATAAAAAGTAAAGAGGAAGTTTTATAACTTCCTCTTTTTGGTAATTTTTACTGATGATACTTTGCGAGAAACTCGTTAGAAACCGCCTTGAAGCTAGATACTCCATCCAGAGAACGAAATACCAAACCTTCACGGTCGCCACCATCAATTACAGACTTACCAGTTGCAATATCAAGCAGCTCTGCGACAGTCTCAGGAAGCATAAATTCTTCATCAACAATAGGAACCCACTTAATACCATAGCGGCGAACTAGACGAGCTGCATCTGCGGAGTTCCAGCGACCGTCCTTAGAAGTGATGAAGTTAAATGCACGGAAATCGTGGCCTTCTAAATTGTAAGTGCGCTTTTGGACGCCCGCACCGAAAGTCTCACCCTGAATAGTAATCCACTCGCAGTCCTTAAACTGATCGAGATCCATAATCTGATTCATGACTTCTTCAACATTATAACGCTTAGCCATTTCCCAATAAATATTGGAATCATAGTAGCAGTCCTTATCAGGAGTATCAAAGCAGACATTGCGAGAACAGACATAAAACTGATTCTTGCGGCGGCCTCGCTTCATGGTGAAAGTAGTGCTAGAACCATCCAGCTTTTCGGTTGCGATCCAAGGACCCTTAGGTACCGCAGCCCAATTCAGGTTCTGGGCTCGCTCTTCGTCAGTCTTCTTAACCCACTCCGGCCAACCATTCTTCTTGTCCTTCTTCTTGCCAAAGAACGCAAACATTACCTTGCGACCCCAGGAACGCCGCATCATCCACTTAGCCCAAGGCTTCTTAAATAGCTTAGGATGACGCTGAGTCATCTTAGCGTACTTATCCACAGACTTAGCTTTGCGAGTGTTATCTGCGGGGTCTGCATAGGTAACGCTTAGAGCCTCAGTTAGGAAAGTGTGAGTTACATCCTCACCACGTTTGATTCGATCATTTACCTCAGCTAGCCAAGCAGGAATATTAGTTCCATCTTCATCAACAAAGTCCTTAAAAGGCATAACTAGACCTTGAGAATAGAAAGGCCCGTCAGGAGTTTTATAACGCTGAGTTTTAATCTTATAATGCTTTGCAGCGAGAAATTCAAAAGGCGCACACTCAGGCAGCTTAGAATCAATCTCAAAATAGACTGCATAATCCCCAGCCTTCAATTCATTTTTGCGAACCATAACAGTCCATCCGCCTACAACCGCACATTCTACACGATCTCGTCCTGCGATAGGCTTAATCTCGTCGATTTTCACGATATAAGCTAGCTCGCGAGTTCCATCCTTATTCAACATTAGTGAATTACCTCCTCTAAATATTTAGTCATGAGATTTTCCTGGATATCATTCAGGATACTAATTGCATTAGACTCACAATCAGCCAGACACTTATTAAAAAGAGATTTAGCTACTTGCTTCTTAAACTGAACAGTGCTATCCAAAATCTCTAGCTTACCGAACTTGTAGCCAATTAGCTCCCAACCGTCAAGAGTTTCAAGCATAAAAGAAGGCTCTTCGTCACCACACTGGATAAAATCCTCAAACTGGTTAGTCAGCATAAGAACGCGGCAAGCACCAATAAAATCCTTAGGTTTATTATCAGACTCAAATTTCTTCATATAAGAATGATACATTCCTTCAAAAGCTTTAAGAGTTGCATTAGGGTTAACTTGCCAGATAACATTTTTGTTATTCTTAATCTTATTCCAGTAATAGTCGTAATCAGGATCAATAATATAATAATTCGTAGTAAGAATTTCAATCGCATTAGGATTACCTTTACGAAGCTGATTAAAGAAATCTCTTACATCCTGATAATGGAAATTACCATTTCCGCTAGTAATCTCAGTATAAATATCCTTTTCCTTAAAAATGAGATTTTTATAAGTTGGAAACACAAGAGCAACAGCATCAATGTCAGAATACTGAGTACTCAGACCATAGTTCTGGCTACCATACAAAAAAACACCGAGCACATTATAGTCACAGTTCGCAATATTATAATAATTCTGAAGGACTGCTTTAATCTCTTTATCGTTCATAGTCATACTGATTACCCCTTTCTTTTCCTTACATATATATTATAACATTATTTTTATAAAAAATAAAGGACAGGTATTTTTACCCATCCTTTATAAAAAATTTGGCTAATTTTATTAACGCTTTTTTGCAAGCCGCGCTTCAACCTTAGGAATAATGGTTGGGTCATAAAGTTCAACTTGCATACCATGCGAACCTGCATTGGAAATTTTAGCTACATGAGATGTTTCAAGTTTGCGGAGAACGTTGTTATATACTGGACGAGATACTGGTGTGTCACGGACTAGCTTAGAAATATTCCAACGACCAACTCCATCAATCATTGACTCTTTTGCATAATGAATAGCTTCACACTCACTCTGAGTTAAACTCTCAACAAAAGCAGTAGAATCAACAGCCTGATGAAGTGCATGGCCCATAATTGAAAGAATACCATCCTTCAACTGAGCTTCTGCGGCGATGTCAGATTTATCACTTGCGCGGTCCAGCATTGCAGCGATTTCATCTAGCAGCTGGTCAGTATTAATTTCCATCATTCCATGCTTGATGCCCAGCAGATACTGCTTATGAAAATCCTTGGTGGGACGGAAACAATCCTCAAGCTTAGCCCCATCCAGATACAGCTGCGCCGCAATCCATAAACGAGCAACATTTAGGTAATCTTTCTTCTCTGCTGCAAACTTGGCATCTCGATAAGCTACTTCAATACGTTTATGAACATTATAATGTGCAATCTGCTCATTATTACGGATAAGAGTTGAAGATAGAATAGTTTTATAAGAAGGATTAATTACATAATTACTAGAAAATAGCAATTCTAATCCACGTTCATTATTATTCTTCATAGAATCAAAATAATAACGAATATCAATAATAACATTATTATCCTTCTCATAATGAATAGGACGAGTCATACAAAGCTCTTCCCATGTGGGAACATATACTGTAATGGTTCTAACCTCATCCATGGTTTCTGCTAGATTATAATTAGCAAGATCTACAACGCAAGAGCCTAGAATACGAGATGCATCATAAATCCGCACCTGCTCATCATAGACCTCTTGCAGGTGCTTTTGAATTTCATCGTGTGTTAAAACACCCATTTAAACTTTTTCTCCTTTTGTACTTTATTAATTATATTTTGACAGACTTCGACTATATATCTTATTTAATAATTTATTTTATCATAATTTTTATTTAAAGTCAATTTTTCATCATCCGCGGACAAACTTGGAAAACCGCATTATAG